AAACGGTACCACCGTAAAGCCAAGCCCTTCCAGGTTCTGCGTCATCTGTACCGCTCCCCAGCGGTCAAAGACGATTTCCCGGATGTTGTATTGGGTACCCAGTTCCTCAATAAAGGCTTCGATAAATCCGTAATGCACCACATTGCCCTCGGTGGTTTTAAGATGCCCCTGCTTCTGCCACAGGTCATAGTTTACATGATCGCGCCTGACCCTGAGGTCGAGGTTTTCTTCCGGTATCCAGAAGTAGGGAAGGATATGATACTTATCCTCCTCGTCAACCGGGGGAAAGACCAGCACAAAAGCTGTGATGTCGGTTGTGCTGGACAAGTCCAACCCGCCATAACAAACCCGGCCTTTTAGTTTTTCCGGGTCAACCTTAAAAGCGCATTTGTCCCATTTCTCCATGGGCATCCAGCGCACCGCCTGTTTGACCCATTGATTAAGCCTGAGCTGCCGGAAGCTGTTCTCCTCGGCGGGGTTTTGTCGGGCGCTCTCACAGGCGGCCTTAACCTTGTCAAGGCTTACGGTTATGCCCAGCGAGGGATTGGCTTTTTTCCACACTTTAGGGTCAGTCCAGTCATCGTCTTCCTCGGCTCCATAGATTACCGGATAAAAAGTCTCATCGTGCTTCCGGCCTTCCAGAAGGTCTTTGGCTTTTTGATGCACCTCGTAACAGATGCTGTTGACGTTGTCGCCCGCGGTGGTAATCAGGAAGTAAAGGGGCTGCATCCGGGCATCGCCGGAACCTTTGGTCATTACGTCATACAGTTTCCGGTTGGGCTGAGTATGTAATTCATCAAACACCACACCATGGATATTGAAGCCATGCTTGGAATAGGCTTCAGCCGACAGCACCTGGTAAAAGCTGTTGGTCGGCAGGTAAACAAGGCGTTTGGTGGAAGCCAGCAGCTTAACACGTTTGTTCAGCGCGGGGCACATCCACACCATATCGGCGGCAACCTCAAACACGATGGACGCCTGCTGGCGGTCGGCGGCACAGCCGTAAACCTCGGCGCGCTCCTCGTTGTCTCCACAGGTGAGAAGCAGAGCAATGGCGGCCGCCAATTCTGACTTGCCCATTTTCTTTGGAATTTCCACATAAGCCGTATTGAATTGCCTATAGCCGTTTGGTTTCAGTATCCCAAAAATATCGCGTATAATCTGTTCCTGCCAGTCGATGAGTTCAAAAGGCTTACCAGCCCAGGAGCCTTTGGTGTGGCACAGGGCTTGGATGAACGCCACGGCGTAGTCGGCGGCATCTTTGCTATATTTTGAATCCGGTGCCATAAACTGTGTCGGCTTATATTTCTTGAGTTTGCGTATGATTGCCGCCTCCTTTCTTAAAGCGAACAAAAGAAAAGAGCCTCATAAGAAGCTCTGTTAACCGTATATTTATTGGTCGTCAGTTATTTAGTCTCATCTTCCTCGCCCGTTAGGATAAAACGGCAGTACTCGGCCTTGTGGTCATTAAGGTAGATGACCAGTTCATGAAAGCCTCGGGTGTATGCTTCCTGACTAACGCGGGGGAGGTCAAACATATTCGTGACGCCACTTTCCCTGATGACTAAAATCTGCATCCGAATAGTCTCGTTCATTTGGCCTCCTCCATGTCTGAGGATTCGGCGGCTGCCCGGCGCAGGATATCCACATTAAAGCCCGCGTCTTGGTAACCCTCCAGTATCGTTGAATAGTAGTAGCAGCTAGGCTGGCCAGGAGGCCTGCCTTCGTTCATGATATACGCTATAGCCTTAACGGTCTTGCCGTTTACCTTCACCTTGATTGTTTCCTTACGGTAGAGGAACGGCCAGCCTTCGTAGCGATCCAGCGCCGCTTCATCGGCAGGCGTTATCTCCCACACCAGAACCGGGACGCTGCTGCCTTTTTTAGGCTCCACCGTTGCTACCGCGCCCGTACGCGAACCCCTGAACAGAAGCCGCCAGTCTTTCATTTCGCTCTTGCCTATTACCCTGGCGGATGGGCACCTGTCAGCCATCTGCGCAAGGTTCAGGTTGGAGCCGTAAGCGATGTATAGCTTGTTATTCTTATCCATTAGCGTTAGCCTCCTTAATCACTGGCTCCGGCGGCTTAAGCCGCCCGAAACCTCCATGCCGCCGAGCCTTCCAGGTGTTTGCAAAGGTGCTCGCGGCAGTTTTTGAACTCGTCGCCAATGAAGCCGATGCGGTTTAAATAGGTCCGCATGGCGAACTTTTCGTTTTCAACCTGGGGCTTCCTGGCGCTGGCGCTTTTTTGAGTTAGGGCCTGGTGGTTTATCGCCAGGGCTAAAACTATGTAACTTCTTATTTTGCCCGCGTGCAGCTCGCTGTTAAAGCCCCGCAGCTCGACCGTATGGTTGCCGTTAAAAAAGCTGTGCAGGTTCAAAAAGTGGTATCGGCTCTCATGGTAGTGACGGCTGCGGCTTTCCAAGTATCCTTCGTACCAGAGCTCCTCAAGTTCCCGCATGGTTTTCGGCTTTCTGGCGTTTATCTTATCCACCAAAGCATCATCCATTTTCTTGCAAAATCTCATCCGCTCCGGCTCTATCTGAAGGGCCTTGTAAAAAAGGTCGTTCTTGCTGGCGATGATGTTGATGAAGTTTTTAATGCTTCTTGGTGTATGGTCTGAGCCATCCAAGTGAATGTGTATCCCACAGGAGGAGTTGGTAAAGGCTCCGGCTTTGCGCAGTTTCCTGACCAGTTCCTGCAAAGTTGCTATATCCTCGCGATAGTTGAGAATCGGGCTTACCAGTTCCACGCTGTATTCGCGCTCGGCTCTGATTTTTCTGCCGTTCACCTTGATTTCCCGGCGGATGCTCCCGTCACTCATAAACTTCCAGGCGCGGCCGTCCGGAGTGTGTACCTTTTGGGTATTGTAGCTGTCCCGGCAGTGCTCGATCATCCCGTTTAAAAACTCCGCCGCCACCTCGGCGGCCTGGCTTCTGGTAATCCCGGTAAATTCAATCTCGATTCCAAATTTGGCGTTTAACATGCTTTTCTTGCTCCTTTCAGGTGTGTTTTTCTTTGGTGTGTACATATATCACTCTGAAAGGGCTATATAGCAAGGGATTTCAGCAAAATTTACCGCTGATATCCACATAAATATTTGGCTTTTATCCGGGCGGTTATCTCCGGTTATTTTTCGAGTTTTCTTATCTCATCCTCGCCAAATACTACCCCCAGCCTGCTACCGGAGTCCCAGTTGACAAATACGGTGCCGGTATCGTCTACAAATGATACTGTGCCCTGGTCGCCGGGCTTCAGCCTGGTGTACGGGTCCTCCATGCGGAGCAGTTCGACCCGCGTACCCGGGGGATAATATGACCTCAGCGCCTTTAACATTTCAGGATGAATCTGCTTCATGCTTCTGTCTCCTCCTCCGAATTGCGCTGGCCGTTTTTGAAAGCGGCGCTACCGGTTAACCTGGAAAGCAAAATCTTTCGTTCCTCTTTATATTCCGGCCCAATAAATCCCAGGCGCAGCAGGAAGCAGCGAAAGGCGTATTTTTCGTTGTCATAAGCCTTTTCGGTGGCGGTTACCCGATGCTGGTTCTTGGCCATGGCGCAGAGCGCACCGATGAAGCGGGCATAGGCGTTGACTTCTTCCGCTGCAAGGCTGCTAGAGAACCAGGGGAAACGTAGCCTGTCCTCGGTCTGTTCAATCGTCAACCTGTCTGTGCCCAGGGCTTTCTTAATAAGGGTTTCCTTGCTCTTAACCAGCCGCTCCAGATTGGCAATGGCGGCTTCGGTAAAACCTTCCCTGGGCATCTCAATAACCAGTTCGCTTGGCGCTTCGAACTGAAATCCGCGCTGGTCAAGCTCGTTTAATAGTTGCTCAAGATCTTCGTCGCTGTTGTTTTCACTGGTGCTGAGGGTGCCTACCTTATTAACGGCATACTCGCCAACTATATAAGCAAAGGTCGGCGGGCCTTTGTATTCCGGCGCGGTGTTCAGGATTTCGCTGATCGCCTGAACCAGTGCTTTGCGCCTAGCGCCGGTAACGTTAAACTTAAATTCCATGGGATCGACCACCTTTCTGTTTTGGTAGTCATATACATCACTCTTAAGCTGTGTAATAGCAAGCCTTTACATGGGTTTTTGAGCCTTTTCAAAGGGTATTTTTTGATTGCCGCGCAAAAGGAAAACATCAGCGTCAGAACCTTTAAATTCAATGTACCTATTCACGATAACATCGCAGAACTTCTCGTCCAGTTCCACGGTGTGGCAAATCCGACCGGTCTGCTCACAGGCGATCAGGGTACTGCCCGAACCACCGAACGGATCAAGAACAATACAGCCCATCATGCTGGAGTTGAGTATCGGGTAAGCTACCAGCGGCACGGGTTTCATGGTCGGGTGGTCAGCGTTCTTCCTAGGCTTGTCAAACTCCCAGATGGTAGACTGCTTACGGTCGGAGTACCAGGCGTGTTTGCCCGTTTTCTTCCAGCCAAACAGGATCGGCTCGTGCTGCCACTGGTAAGGCGAGCGCCCCAGTACCAGCGACTGCTTTTTCCAGATACAGGTTCCCGAGAGATAGAATCCCGCTTCTGAAAAGGCTTTTCGGAAATTTAATCCCTCGGTATCGGCGTGGAACACATAGATACTTGCGTCCTTAGCCATCGCCTTTTCGGTCAGGGTGAAAGCTTCCAGCAGGAACTGATAGAACTTTTGGTCCACCATGTTGTCGTTTTTAATTTTGCCCGCCGTACCCTCATAGTTGACGTTGTAGGGAGGGTCTGTCACCACCAGGTTGGCAAGTTTGCCGTCCATAAGCAGGGAAAAGGTCTCCGCTTTGGTACTGTCGCCGCAGAGAACGCGGTGCTGCCCCAATAGCCACAGATCACCAAGTTTTGTGATAGCAGGTTTTGCGAGTTCGCCTTCCACATCGAAGTCGTCGTCCTTAACGTCCTCGGCACCGCCCAGTAGTTTGTTCAGTTCCGCGTCGTCAAAGCCGAGAAGAGATACGTCAAAATCGGTGGCCTGCAAATCAGCAATCTCTACCGAGAGCATCTCCGCGTCCCAGTCAGCATTCAGGGCGAGGCGGTTGTCGGCTATGATGTAGGCTCGCTTCTGGGCTTCGGTCAGGTGTTCCGCGAACACGCAGGGTACTTCAGCAACACCTTCCTCCTTGGCAGCGAGGATGCGCCCGTGCCCCGCGATGACATTGAGGTCTTTGTCTACTATGACCGGGTTGACGAAGCCGAACTCCCTGAGTGATGCTCGAAGCTGAAGTATTTGCTCCTTGCTATGTGTGCGGGCATTGCGAGCATATGGTACTAACCGGTCGATATTAACTTTTTCAAAACGTTCGGTTGTGTTCATCCTACCTACCGTCCTTTCCTGCCTGATAGCAGGGCTTCCATAATATCGTCCTGCGGGTTGCCGACGAAGGCTGTAGTGCAATTCTGTTTTACGATGTCAAAAATCTCGTACCAGATGAGGTTGGCCTGCTTCTGAAAGGATTGGCTCATCTGTACGAAGGGGCTGGCTATAGCGCCGCCCGTGGTCGGGTGTTTGCCCAAAAGCCCGTAGGTGCTGATGGCTTCCTCACACTGGATGTAGCGAGTGAAAGCCTGGGAATAGGCTTCAATCAATCTTGGGTTAACGAATTTCTCACACCCGCGCTCTTTAAGCCATTTCCAGGTTTCTTTGAACAGAGCGTCAGCGCCCAACGGCTTACCGTCTTTCTGTCTCGCGCTGAGGTAATCGCTGGGCGTGGGCATATCTTCTCCGTATAAATCGGCCGCATCATCAAGGTCTCCCGCTTCAAGCATCGACTCGGGATGCAGTTCCGGGGCTTCTAAAACTTTTGCGGCCTTTCCGGTTGCGATTTTGTCAGCCAGGGGCTGCGGCTTGTCGCCGGCGCGGACCCGGCGGCCGCCCCTGTTGGTTCCGTCTTTTGCCACAAGCCTTCACCTCCTTGCTGTGGCGGGGTTAAATCCCCCGTTTGAACCGTGATTCTTGCGCGCGAAGGGGGCCGCCCGTTCTCCGGGGTAGGCCTGTAGAGATTTAGACCCCCCTGGGGGAGACATGAAACTCATTTCCCCCAACGACCGCCTTCGCGGGCAGTGATCCCCGAGTGGCAGGATGTACACAAACTCATGAGGTTGTCCACATCGTTGGTGCCTCCTTGGGACAGCGGCTTGATGTGGTGTACTTCCTCAGCGGGAGTGATCCGTCTTTCCTTCTCACATTGCTCGCAAAGTGGGTGCGCTGCGATGTATCTATCACGAATACGCTTCCAGTTCCGTCCGTAACGTTTTTTTACAGCCAGGTCCCGCTGATACGTTTCATATTGCTTATCAGTTAGCTTTTGGTGCTCCTCGCAAAACCTGCCGTCTACTAACTTCGGACAGCCAGGGTGAGAACACGGCCGTTTGGGTTTAAAGGGCATTAAGCTTCACCTCGTTATTGGCATACAAAAAGCCCCCGCAGGTTTGTCCCGCGAAGGCTCTTGATACAGCTTTCGATACTATTATTATACAGAGACCTTAAGCAAACACTCCCTCAGAATTCCCTCATCTTATCCAAACAGCATACTGCGCAGATGGTTCAGCGCGTTGCTCCGTAGCCGCTCGATGTGGCTTTCGCTATAGCTGAGTTCACTCATCAGACGGTAGGTTGCGCCGGACTTCTGGTTGTCACCCATGTAGAATTCAGATAGGATGTGCTGCTCGGTATCAGTCAGGCTGGACCAGGCAGGTTCAAACCACGCCATGTACTCTATCGCCTGGCTGTAGCGCTCCCGCAGGATGTCCAGCTTATCAATCCGCGCCGCCAGTTTGTCGGCTCCGGCCTGCGGATTCCTTGCGGACGGCATCCTGGATAGCTTGGGGGTTCTGGGCGCAATCATTTTTTCGTACACACTCTTTATTTCCTCCGGAGTGTTGTTGATGATAAAACGCATATTGTTATAGTCTCGGATGGCGGCAATCGTCGCCGCGTTCTTATTGATGTATTTCAGCGCAATCATATGACCGCCTCCTTCAAATTTGCTTTGACCGCGTTAATCAGAGCGCTCTGGACCTTGTCCTTTCTTTTTAAGGCGCGTATCACATCTTCATCAATGGTGCCCTTGGTAATGATGTGGTGGATAACCACGGTATCCTTTTGACCTTGCCGCCACAGCCGGGCGTTGGTCTGCTGGTAGAGCTCAAGGCTCCAGGTCAGCCCGAACCATACCAGGGTGGAGCCGCCCGCTTGCAGATTAAGCCCATGCCCGGCGGATGCCGGATGAATCACAGCCAACTGAATTTCACCGTTATTCCAGCGCCTGATGGAAGCAGTGCTGTCCAGCTTCTCAGCGGGAAAACGATGAAGTATCCGTTCAAGATCGTGCTTGAACCAATAAGCCACCAGAACCGGCTTGCCATTTGCCGCTTCTATAACGTCCTCAAGCGCATCCAGCTTACGGTCGTGTATGTACGCTACACCGCCGTTCTCATCATAGACCGCCCCGTTTGCCATCTGCAGCAGCTTACCTGACAGCGCGGCGGCATTGACAGCGTCAATCTCCCGCCCTTTAAGGGACAGTACCAACTCGCGCTTCATTGTCTGGTAGCAAGCCATTTCATTTTCTGACAGCCTGACGGGGATCTCGTTCATCACCAGTTCCGGCAGCTTCAAGTAGTCGGTATTTTTCATGCTGATGGTGATGTCGGAAATCAGCCGGTAAATAGCTTCCTCGGCACCGGGCCGGGGTTTGTATGAAAACACCATCTGCTGGTTACGCTTGTCCGGCATAAAATAATTATTGCGGAAGTGGGTGATATATCTGCCAAGGCGCTGCCCCATATCAAGGATGCCGATTTCAGCCCACAGGTCCATCAATCCATTAGATGAAGGCGTTCCTGTAAGACCGACTATCCTCCTGACACCGGGCCGAACCTTGCGCAGGGCCTTGAACCGTTTGGAGCCGTTATCCTTGAAAGAACTCAACTCATCGATTACCACCATATCGAAGTCGAAGGGAAGGCCGCTCTTGTTAACCAACCAGTCCACGTTTTCCCGGTTGATAATATACACTTGTGCTCTCTTCAAAAGCGCGGCTTTCCGCTGTGCTTCACTTCCGATGGCCACCGAGCAGGTAAGTCCCTTGAGGTGATCCCATTTTTCAATTTCCGCGGGCCATGTATCCCGTGCTACTCTGAGCGGGGCAATGACCAGAACCTTGCGGACAAAGAAACTGTCCAATGCAAGGTCAAATATGGCAGTCAGGGTAATCACACTTTTGCCAAGTCCCATTTCAAGCAGAACAGCCGCAACTGGGTGCTCAAGGATGAATCTTGTGGTATATTCCTGATATTCATGTGGCTCGTATCTCATCCAGCATCCCTCCAATCTGCTCCTCACCGTCAACGACGTACACCGAAAACCCTAACGCTTCCAGTTGTCTTTTTCTTCTTACCTGCAAAGGTCGTAATTTGCATCCCATCGATTTAATTTCTGCAAAGGCCATCCGTCCATGGGGCAATAAAATTAAGCGGTCAGGCACTCCATCAAAGCCTGGTGACACAAACTTCAGCGCTAAACCATCCATGCCACGGACTGCCTTGACCAGTTTTTGTTCTATCTGTTTTTCTCGCATAGGACTCCCCATAGCATTTTTATTCCTTCATTTTGTTACTACTTGCTGATTTAGTGGAACGGAACACACCTTGGAACAACAACCCGGAACAGCTTTGAACCCTGAATTTACAAGGCATTCCGCTTAATTGTGTTCCAGCCGTACCGAAAAATTCCTTATAGACTCTTACGCGTGTATATAGTTCCATATAGGTATAGGAAGTAATAATACAAATAACTCATATATAATTCTTGGAACACTCGGAACAGAACTTGTCGAGTTGCCTATTTTTCTAAGCTAACGCCTGTTCTCACCGTTCGGTTTTCCTGGAACAAACCCGGAACGCTTGGAACACCTCTGCCTTAATCCGGCTTTCTCAACCACACATTTTGGGGGCCGTAGCCAATGATTCGGATCTTCTTATCCCCGCGCCGCCAGTCGGTCATTTTCTGCATGATGGCGGTGATTTCATAGCTGTCGCGGGTTCTGATGTCCTCGCGGTTCTTGTTCAGGCACTCGCACCAGATCTCAATATTGCTAACAATATCGCGCCGTTTAACACCTGGCGGCCTGGTTGGGTCATTCTGATCCCGGAAATAATCGCGTCTGCGGTATACATCCAAAGTGTCCCAGTTCTCCGGCAGAAGCATGTCGAGATACTCGCGCACCAGGCCTTCGCGTTCATCAGATTCCATGGCGTCTGCCTGCTCGCTGATAGCCGCTTCCGCATCAGCTCCCTCAAGGTAGAGCTTCTCACCGTTGTTCCATATCAGTTTGGCCTCGGCCCAGATCTGAAGAACATCATCATCTGTGATATCCCAACCACGCCGGGCGTTCTTGCCGCTGACCCTAACTGGCCAAAAGCGGCGGTTGCCGGTCACATCACGCAGAAACCCGGCACTTTCACTGTTGGTGCTGCCCACAATAATGCATTGACGAGGATGACTTTCGGTTGTATGGCCGTAGCTGGCACGGTAGTTATCGTCGCGACGGGATAAGAATGCTTTTACGTTGTTGACATCGGTTTTCCTGATACCAGCAAGTTCTGGGATTTCAATGATCCAGAACCCCTGTATCTTTTCAGGAGCGTCCTTGCCTTTGCCCATATCGGCAAAGGTCAGGCTGTCGGAAAACCATTCTCCGGCCAGCTTGCCAAAAAATGTGGATTTTCCAAGTCCAGTCGCCCCATTAATGACCAGCATGTAGTCAAACTTAACCCCAGGCTGATAAATGCGGGCGACCGCCGCCGCAAAAGTCTTTCTAGTAACAGCCCTGGTGTACGGGGTATCTTCTGCGCCGAAGTAATCAATTAGAAGCGTTTCGACTCTTTTAATGCCGTCCCAGGCCGGAAGCGTGTTTAAATACTCCCGTATCGGATGGAACTGCCGGGCGGCTGCTGCTGCCATAACGGCATTATTTGTCTTAGTCGGTGAGTAGATCCCATAATGATTTTGCAGGTATTCATAAAGCTTTGCCGCGTCCGTTTCACTCCAGCCAGGTTTGAACCTTTGCCAGGGTATTTCCCCACGAACATCCACACCGTCCCGCAGTTGGTTAAAAACAATACCGCTCAAATTAGGGTCATTGTTTAATATCAGAAGATAGTTTCCGAAACTGTCTTTAACAGCGCCGGTCTTTTCAAGTTCCAAGGCCTTCTGCCAATCCGCATCCCTAAACTCGTTCTCCGCCTGGGCTTTGCGTTCTTCCGCCAACTGCTCCTTGACCCGTTCATCCTTTATGGCTAGTTCCGTCATGGCCCTAAAGGAGGGCAGCTTGCCCGGAGGGGTATCCAAAGCGGTCTTGTCGTCGAGGTCGCGGAAGCGGTGTATTCGCACCAGATCAAAGGCATTCAGCAGCCTGCCGCAGGCGGGATCGGTAGCGTGATGGCTGTAGGCGAATTTGCCATCGTATATGACCAGTCCCGCTGAAGAATCAGCAGGGATATAGTCGTAACGCCCATTCATCGCGCTGCGCTCATAGACGTCGGATAGAAAAGTCTCAATTGCGTCCTCAATGGGGTAAGCCCGGCAGAACGCACCGACTGCACCTTCCTTGGTGAGCGGATCGGCCTGCTGGGTAATCTGGCTGCGAACCACTTCTGACTGACGCGAGGATACAGGCCACATGGAAGTATCCCGCCAGTCAGCGTATTTTCCGAGGTATGCATCGGGGTCAAGCAATTTGCCTTCTTTTTCTTGGAACACAAACTCACCGTCAGAGGGCGTTGACGGCCAATACATAAGCCGTGATGGCTCATAAGTCGTGTCGTCAAATAAATCGATACCGATTTCCTTGGCTACCATGCGACCAAGAGCGGGGTACTCGTCCTCACTGACCTCGCGGGACAGGGGAATAACCAGCCGCAGGCGCGGTGCATCCGGGGTATGTTTGTGAGTGGAGTAAACGCAGCACTTGAAATCGTGGAGCATATTAATTTCATCCCAAATTCCTGGCCTGGCGTAGTCCATGTCCAAGGTGAGCAGGGAGCGGCAGAGGACATAACCGTTCCTGCGCTTGCCCTCACGTAGAGCGCCGCCCACGAAGCCGCCCACATCCTTGATGGAATCCTGCTGCGCGCGGCTCATCTTACGGAATTCCGATACCGTTTCGGTGGTGCGGATCGTCGTGCTGACCCGGGCGAGGAAGTTTTCCCATGAGATGTCCCTGTTTTTCCACTTCTTATCCATGCGGCTGTTGCCGACCGCTATCTTCACGTTCCCTGCGCCTCCTCGCATTTCTCGGTAAAGTACCGAATGGGTATGCCCTGCTTTTTCGCTTTGCTGATTTCCCGGGCCATACCGTCCGACACCCGGTGGCCGAACGCCCACAGCTCATCGCATTTGCAAAGTAGAACCAGAGCAAAAAATAGCCCAAGTTCGCGCTCTTCACGGTTGCCATCGTCCATAAACTGCGGAAAGTGAAGGTGTGGGGCGAGAGGGATGTATCCCTTGCTGACGGCAAACCGACAATAGCCCAATGCGCGGATGATGTTGTGTTCAGTGTCACCGGCAAAAGGAGAACAGATGTAAACCAGCGGACGGTGCCGTTTTTCCTTTCGCGCCGCACCGTCCGAAGAAAGAGCGGCTATATGTTTCGGGCAGCCCCCGCTGTTACGCCCGTCCATCCCTATCCGCCCCTCCCCCGAGAAAGT